CCCGGACAATCTGGGCTGCGGTAAATCCGACAAGCGGGCGCACGGAGACGCTGACCGGTGACGCTGAGCGTGCCGAGATCACGCACCGCGTGGTCTGCCGGAGCGCCAGCCTGCCGGAGCTGTGCCGCGAGATGTACTTTATTATCCGCGGTCAGCGGCTCGATGTGTCGTACTGGCTGCCAATCTATAACCGCCGCGGCTGGGTGGAGATTTACTGCACACTGCGGCAGGGAGAGGTGACACGCGATGGCTCGTGATGGTTTTGACTGCTCGGAGCTGATGGAGTTTGCCGAGCGGCTGGGCGCACAGCCCAAGGAGCTGGAAAAGGTGCAGAAAAAGCTGCTCCGCGATGAGGGCAGCAAGCTGCGCCGCAAGACAGCCCAGCAGGCGCGTGCAACGGTCAACCGCACAGCGGTGCACCGCAAAGAGTATGACCGCGCCGCCGGTCAGTACCACAAAAGCATCAAGCGCGGCAAGGTGTACACCAAGGACGGCCAGATGCGCATCCGCGTGTATTCGGGTGACCCGATCGGCCATCTGGTCGAGCAGGGATGGACGCCCAAGGCGCGAGACGGCACCCGAGGCAAGAAGCAGCTGGGCCGCGAGGTCTTTGACAAGGCCGCGCAGGACTTTGATGAGCAGTTTCAGCAAGCCGCCGAGGATGCTCTGGACGAGGTGATTAACAAGCTATGATCCGTTGGAAAGAGATAGACGATGCGCTTGGTGCGGTGGTAAGTGCGGCGCTTAAGTCCGCCGACCTACCTGCTGTGCGTGAGCGCAAGGACGTTAAGGCGCCTCTGGTGCGGCGCAGTTACCGCATTGACGTTGGTCAGACCGACGGCATGGGCACGGACGACTACGCCGAGACCGGCTGCGACATCGAGATTTATTTTTATCCTGCCGACGGCACGCGCCCGCGGGACGAGCTGAACACGGCCGCTGACGCGATCCGCGCAGCGCTGCGGGAGGGCGTGACCGTGCAGGACGTGGTGCTCATCCCGGAGGACGACATCACCTGCGACGCAGACGGTGAGACGCTGGCAGTTATGCTGCGGCTCACCTGGATCGAGACCGCCGAGGAGACCGGCGAATTTATGGAGGAAATGGTATATGGATAAAAAGTTACTGGATGCGCTGGCGGCGAAAGCCGAGCAGCGCAAGGCTGACAAGACCAAGGCGAAGCAGTTCGAGGTCGGCGGTCAGCTGCTTGATTTTGTCAAGCTCGGGCATACTGCCCAGCTGGACGCTTATGAGGCTTTTCTGGCGGCACGCGACCAGCCGTCGCAGATGCTGGACGTCGGTGCGCAGCTGATCTACGACTGCTGTCCGGCATTACAGGACCCGGAGCTGCACACTGCGCTCGGCGTGACCGACCCGTATGACGTGATCTGGGTGCTGATGGATGTCCGAGAGGTCAATACGCTGGCGGCATCCCTGTTTGCGTGGCTCGGTCTGATTGCCGGTGACGAGGATGAGGACCCGGCAAAAAACTGATTGAGCGCGACCCGGTGCTCGACCTTGCAGCATTTTACGCGGCGCGAGGCATCACGCCGGAGCAAATCCGGCAGATGAGCTACGCAGACCGTGCGGTGCTGCGAGTCGGGCGGGCGCGCTGGTACGAGGAAATGATCAACCTGATTGCGGCAGGCGTCTGCCGCGCATATGCACCGGAGGATGGGCGGAACAGTGGCTAAAAATAAGGTTATCAACACCGTCCTGACGGTGCGGGATAATATGTCCGGCGGTCTGGTCAAGGCCGCACAGAATGCGAAAAAGTCCGGCAAGGCAATCGACAGCAGCATGATCTCCGCTACGCGCAGCGTGGTGGCGTTTAAGAATAAGTCGGTCGCAGCCTTGCAGGACTACGCCAAGAAAGCCGGTGCGGCAATCGTTGCCGGTACAACTGCCGTGGCAACCGGTCTGTCGGCGCTGACGCTCAAAAGCGCACTCGCCGCCGATGACCTTAACACTCTGGCAAAGCAGAGCGGCTTTTCTACTGCCGATATCCAGAAATGGCAGTATGCATCGGACCTGATCGACGTATCCATTGACGATATCGTCAAGTCTGCAGCAAAAATGAAGAAGAACATGATCTCGACCAGCACAACAACGGTCGATGCATGGAATCGGCTCGGCATTAAGGTCAAGGACAGCAACGGTCAGCTGCGTAACAGCACAACCGTGTTTTACGAGACGTTGACCGCGCTGTCCAAGGTGCAGAATGAGACCGAGCGTGACACGCTGGCCATGACTCTGTTTGGCAAGGGCGCGGACAGTCTGGCCGGTATCATTGATGACGGCGGTGCCGCCCTGCAGGAGCTGGCCGGTAAGGCCGAGAAGGCCGGCGTTATTCTCTCGCAGGATACGCTGGATGGCGCAAATGCGCTCAACGATAAGGTGGATACGCTCAAGGCCACGGTCAAGGGCTTTGCCGGTAAGGTCGGCTCGGAGCTGGCCGGTCGTGCATCGCAGGCGCTTGATGTAGTCGGCGCACACTTTGCAACCGCGTTTAACACCTCGCCAATGGACTGGTTGAGTGGCAAGCTGGACAAGCTGATGGCAAAGCTCGACAGCTGGATTGCCGGAAGCGGTCTAGAACGGCTGGCGGATCTGCTGGTAAACGGTGTGCAGCTCGGCGCCCAGAAGTCAGGCGATATGCTGCAAAAGGCCGGTGACGCGCTGAAATGGTGCAAGGACCACAGCGATACGCTTGTAAACGTGCTGAAAGGTCTGGCCGCTGCATGGGCTGTCAAAAAGGTGCTGGATTTTAACAATGGACTGGCCGACTGCGTAGGCAATATCGGCGGTATCATTAAGACGGTGCTGACTATGACCGGTGTACTGGGCGGTCAGGCTGCCGCCACCGGCACAGCGACAGTTGCGCAGACCGGACTTAACACTGCAATGGCGGCAAACCCGATCGGTGCAGTTATCCTTGCTATCGAGGCGCTGATTGCAGTGGGCGTGCTCCTCTACAAAAACTGGGATACCATCAAGGCCGGTGCGCAGAGCCTTTGGAACAAGTTTAAGGACGTCAGCATCCGGATTGGCACGGCCTTTTCCGGTGCGTTCAATAAGGTCAAAAATGCCGCTAAGACGGCGCTGGAATGGGTAGCAAGCAAGCTGTCGTGGCTCAACGACAAGATCGAGAGCATCCCCATCCTGGGCAGTTTGTACAAGGGCGCAAAGGGTGTCCTGGGCGACGCTATCGAGTGGGTAGACAATGCCACAACGGGCAATCGCTCGGGCACGTCCACAGGTACGACCCAGACAACGACCAGAAGCAAAACGACTACAACGGCCGGTCCGGTCAAGACCACGACCTCGACCACTACGACGATACCTAAGCCGACACCCAGCAGCCTGCTGAGCCTGCCGGGCCTGCCGGGACTCGGCAAGGCAACCGGCACGCCCTACTGGCGCGGCGGCCTGACCCGCGTCAACGAGCGCGGCGGCGAGATCATGAACCTGCCGAGCGGCACGCAGATTATCCCGCATGATGTGTCTGTCAAGGCGGCAGGCGGTCGGAGCGTGACGGTCAACGTCACCATCCAGGGCAACGTGATCGGCAACCGCGAGTACACCGAGCAGGTCGGTGAGTACGTCGGCCGCAAGGTGCTGGCGGCGCTCGGCAACACATAAGGAGGTGCGGTGCGTGTACAAAATTATCATCTCGGTCAACAACAACGAGGAGGTTTGGACGTTGCCGCACTGTCCGCCGGATTTCCCAATCCCGCAGCCGGAGCAGCACCACGAGACCTACGAGGGCCTGAGCCGAGACTATCGACGCATCGGCACGCTCGGTCTGCGGCACATGGAGTGGACGGCGCTGCTTCCAGTGCACCGATACTCCTTCATGCCGTCTGAGGCGTCTGCGGATGGTTGGGCGTATGTCGATTTCTTCGACAGGTGGCGCGATAAAAAAGTGCCGTTCCGGCTGATCGTGCTCGACAGCAAGGGTGCGGCACGGCTTAACATGCCGGTGACGGTGGACAGCTTTGATGTTACCGTGCGAAAAAACGGCGATCTGGAGTATTCCATTGCCGTGACAGAATACAGATTCATCAAATGAGGAGGTGCGCCGATGGCGGCAGGATATGTCGATGACCACAAGCTGATTTTGTACCGCGACGGCGCACAGCCGCGCGATATCACCGCATTTGCGAGTGACATGACGCTGACGGACGACCTCGACACGCTGGCGGCAGAGCTGACGTTTAAGACGTTTATCTCGCCGTGGGACAAGTACACACCCAAGCTGGCGCTCGCGCCGGGCGATAAGGTGCGCGTGACCAATCAGGACAAAACGGTCTTTTCCGGCATCATCATCACGGTGACGCTGGACGGCGGTATTACCGCTTACGACCGCGGCTGGTATCTTAATAAGAGCGAAATTGTGCTGCAGGTCAACAACCTTGCAGCCGATCAGGTCATCCGCAAGGCGTGTGCCAAGGCGGGCGTGACAGTCGGCAAGGTGTGCAGCCTGCCGACCAAGATCACGCAGTTGTGGACCGGCTCTACGCCGTCCGACATTATCAGCGATGTGCTGAACACCTGCACGTCTGCGACCGGCAAGCAGTACCGCCACCGCGTGGACGACAGCGGCCTGCAGGTCGAGGCACTGCCGACCGCACCCATCAAGGCATATCACAAGCCGGCGAAAAATATCGCCGCATTTGACATCACATGGGCGCTCGGTCAGGTGAGCGGCGAGGACAGCATTGAGGACACCTACAACGCTGTTGTCATTGCCGCCGAGGACGACGGCAAGGCGTACATCGGCGCACAGGCCAGCAACGCGGCATCCATCAAGCGCTACGGCTTTATGCAGCACATCGAAACAGTCACGGAGAACCCCGGTACGGCTGTGCTTGGGCAGATGGTGAAAAATCTGCTGAAAAATGCCGACAAGGTAGGGCAGACGCGCTCTATCTCTGAGATTTGGGGCTGTGATGAGGTGAAGAGCGGCGTGGTACTGCGATTCAACTCGCCCGCGTTCGGCATCAAGGGCAACTTCCGTATTACTCGCGTGGAGCATCACTACGGCGGTGCAGGACACACGATGGCGCTCGAAATCACGGCGCTCGAGCAGGTGCGAGCCGCCGCCGAGGGCAAGACTGACACGGCAGCCATCAAGGCCGCCAGCACGGACAAGGTGCAGGTGTTCGGCCTGCCGGATCTGTCCGGCGGCAGTGACGGCGGCTCGGGCGGCACCATTGTCAAGGCGCTGTTTACCGCCTACTATCCGGCTAACAATGCGCTGGAGGGTGGATATTTGGACGCGCAGGGCAACAGGCTCGACCCAAGCAAGCACACCTGCGCCGCACCGCCGTCTGTGCCGTTTGGCACCAAGATTACGGTGCGCGACACCGGCACAAGTCTTGACGGCACGACCTACACGGTCAACGACCGCGGCGGCGCCATCCAGATTGAGAAC